GTTGCTTGGGGTCTCTGATGCCTTCAGCATCAAGCGCCTTTTCAAACATTTCGGGGCCACCCGCAAACTCATAACCTTTGAGCTGTTTGTATTTTTTCTTTAAATTTGTAAGAGTGCCTTCGGCGTAGCCGGGGACTTGCCCGCCGTCCTCAAACGCCACAATGCCGCCCTCCGCCATGCTCTGCATGTTGGGTGCGGGGAGTTGGCCAATACCGGTATCTTCGGGCATGGGCTGGGCCATGCCAGCAATCTCTTGGTCAACCACTTTGGGCTGCTGGGGCGCTTGCATCTGTGCGCCTTGACGCATCTGCTTGCGGCGGTTGGACTCGGACAGCGCCAGTGCCATCACATACGGGTCGTTCTTGTGCATCGCAGCATACTGCTGCAACGCTTGGTCTGGCATGCTGGCCAGTCGGGAGGTGATCTGGTTGACGTTAATCATGGTTTTCCCTTACTGCATCTTCATCAGTGCCAACTCAGCCAAACCGGCTGGGCGCTTTTCTTTGATCTGACCGCCTGCGGCTTTACCGGTTGGTGTACCGCCCATCCCACCCAACTGCGACAAACCGTAAGCGGCTGTGCCAAGTCCGGCCAACTGAGAAACGGCAGAAGGCGGAGCCTGATACATGCTGGTTGTAGACGACTGCATTGGCAACCCGCGAGTCAACGCGCTCATATTGCCTAACTGCATCATGGGGTACTGCTGAGCTGTAGCGTAGTCTTGGATCTGTTGGTTGAGCTTTGACTGCTCAAACGCTTGCTGTTGACCGCCGTATTGGTTTTGTAAGTTGTAAATACCTTGTTGCGCGGTAAGCCCTCGTCCACCAATATCGGCCAACTGATTGGCCGCAGCCAATGCAGCTTGCTGAGCCTGCAACGCATAATTCGCACCAAATTGGCGTGATTGCTCTATCATTTGTTGCACTTGTTGATCGGTTGCTTGGTTGGCAAGTTGAGACTGCAAGTTTTGGCCCGCGCCAAGCTGCTGAATGCCAAGCAGAGCGCCAAGATTTTGCTGCCCAACAGTTAAGCCAGCCCCTTGATTGGCCAAAGCCGCTTGCATCCGGGCGTTTTGTTCTGCGTTAAATTGTTGTTGGGCTTGACCGTATGCCGACTGAAGCCCTTGTGCTTGAATAGCGCTTTGTTGATCGGCTAGTGCTCGAGCCGCTTCCGCTTCCATGATGGCTTGACGAGAACCACCAAAGGCTCCTGCTTGAGCCGCCTGTGCGCCGCGCCCCGTTCTGGCAATATCGGCTTGACGTTGCGCCGCAGCTTGTTGAATATCCACCACCGACTGCATGTACGGGTTCATGTACTGCCCGGCAACTCCCGGTTGTAAAAACGTGCTCGCACTAACGCGTTCTGCGGGGCCCATTTGATACTGTCGAAGGGTTGGCGCTTGCACTTCCCGCATAGAGAACTGCCCGGGTTTGTAGTTAGCGTTTTGCAAATTTTGCATACTCTGACGAGTAGCACCTGTTGCTTGACCGTATTCGCCCGGAAGCGTCATGTCTCTAACGCCTTGTTGGGCGTCAGTTTGCATAGGCTGAAAGCCTGCAAAATAGGCGTTGGGGTCGTATGCCGTTTGTTTACCGTAATTTGGGTTTGGTATTTCACCATCAGGCGTTGTGATGGTTTTACGTTCATCGTATGTACCACCAAACGCTTTAAAAGGCTTCATGGTGGTGGGCACTTTTTTGCTGCCCGGTATTAATTTTCGTTCAGTTCCAATTTGTACTTGTTTTCCAAAACGATCAGGGCCATAGACAGGAACGTCCTCATAGCGATCCGGTTCGGTTTCGTAATTAAATATTTGTTCTTGCGCAGCTCCAAGCATCTGCTCAACATACGGCTGAGCGTAATCGGGTATATTGGATGTCTGGCTATACGTCGTGTTGGGGCCACCGCCGCCGCCACCTTGAGGTTTGATACGACGATCACCCGCGTGTTTAAAAGCCTCGGTAGGCAGATCGGGTACGCCCAACAGGGCCATGCTTCTGTCGTTGAATTTCATATCTTCATCCTCATTACATGATGGGTTTCTTTCATACCCATCTTTTCATACATGGGAACCAATTCGTTTCGGCACCAACATTGGGCCACTGTAGCTCCGTTAGCTTTCATCCAAGCCATTAACTCTTTTAATACATGAGGTTTGACTACACCTTTACCACCCAATAAAGTCCCGTGCCCCACACGATAGCGTGGGTAGTCTATAAACTCAACCGCTGCCGCGCCGGTAATGCCTTCTTCTGGCTCATCCCACACCAAGAGAAACATTTTTCCTGTACGAATAGCGTACTCTACCTGCTCAATAGTCATAAAGTCAGGCTCAATATCAACACACTTTTGTAAGAGAGGTGCAGCTTTATCCCACACTGTGGGCAGTTGATGGGGGGGTATGTGGTACAGCGGCATGTTTAAGCTAGGTACTTTTCAGGGTTGATCTGCTTGCCTTGGGACTTTTTACCTGTGCGAGCTTGGCGAACTCTGTCCATCATCTTGTACAGCGCTTTGGCTCCGGCTTCCGATGAGCCATTACCGAGGTGGGACACGACATCGGCAGGGACTACGAACTCTTCGTTGGCCAAACGAGCGGGCTGCTTACCAGCAATTGTGGCAGGGATGTTGTCAGACATGCCATCGCCGGGGCCTTTGAGCATGCGACCACCACGAGCGTAATCAGAGTACCCACCCAAGCTAGAAATACCGCCGCCAGCAAACACCATTTCACCCATCATCGGGTTAACCCCAATGTTTGCGTTTGACATCATTTCAACCGGGCCTCCGCCTGCGTAATACATTTTTGGCTGGTATGGCGTTGGTTGTTCTGGCTCGTATGGCTGGTACACGTCCGGATCAAACTCATATCTGCTCAACGGGCCGCTGTACTTTTCTTTTTCTTTCGGGCCTTTTTTGTTAAAGGCCTTGAGTGCGTTCAGCCCCATTGAAGCAGACGCAATCTTATTGTCCTTGATGTAGTCCAAGGCTTTGTCAAAAAACCCGGGTTCTGCGGCGGGTGTGCTGCCAGCGTTTGAGATGGTTTGCGGGCTCATAAAATTTGAGCTGGTACTTGGCGCAGGTGCGGTTGCCTGATATGTCCCACTTAACGCATTTGGTGCCGCAGAAGCTGGGGCAGGAGGTGGTGCTGAAGCAAATTGATACGCTCCGTTTACTGGGGAAGGGGCGTACGCCGAAGCGGTGGGGGCTGTCGGTGCTTGTGTTAATGCCTCAAGTCCCCCCGGCCCTGCTTGTGCTACCTGCACTCCTTGACCCGCTTGGGGTATACCACTTGTATATGCGGAAATCTGTTCCGCAGTTAACTGCCCGGGCAACGTGTTGCTCAGTGGGCCAAGCGTCTGAGTTTGCGCAAGGTTCAGCGCCTCAATTCCTGTTGCTGCCTGTGTTCCTGCCGCAGTAGCGGCTTCGGTAGCGGCGGCGGTAGTGGCGGCTTCGGTGGCAGCGGCGGCTGCGGCTTGTTCGGCTGCGGCTACGGCAGCGGCTTCGGCTGCGGCTACACTTGCGGCTTCGGCGGCTGCGGCAGCGGCGGCTTCTGCGGCCAAAACTTCAGCGGCTAAAATAGCTTCTCCTGCTACGACTGGAATTGCTGCTGGCATACTACACCTCTCGTTTCATTAAAACCAAGCCTTGTTTTCGGTCAAACTCTTTGAAGCCAAACAAGGCAATTAATTTCTGCGCTTTTATGTCATTTTCAAAGGGAGTAGCATACACTTCTGTATACCTTTTGTCTCTGAAATTTGCAAGCAATCTTTGAAAAATCTGCTTGTACCGCTTGAACTTTGCCGGTGTCCATGACCCATCGTTCAGATTTAAATGCAATGCTATTTTAGTTCTGTTGAACAGGTAGTCACACAAAACCTCAACGTCTGCGTCTTGGTACAGCGTTTCACGGGTTGGCGTATTCATGCCTTGATGCGCAATGGGTAACTTGCTGCAACCCCGCCAGAAGTGTCGTAATACACATCCCCAACCCGCAAATTAGCAAAATCTGCCTGAGTTGGCAGACTTGGCGTTGTGGTGTTGGGCACCGGAGGAAAGCTCAATCCAGATATTACGTCTGCGCCATTCCTCTGACTTGTAAGGTTTACTGGCCCTGCGTTGTCCAACTGATTAAAGTACAGACGCAACAAACTCAATAATTGGTTCATATATAGCTGGTCGTACTCCTCTGGAGCATTGAGCAAGCGTGGGGCAACAACGTTCTTTTGTGCCATTATCTACGTCCGTCAGGTCTGATGTCGATACGAGGAGCGCCCAACTGCCACTGTGTTCCTATAGTGTCAGAGGTAATCCGCATAGCCATTTGCCGTCCACGTACACGTATATAGATTTGCCCGTCATAGGTGTCTGGGTCAATTGGATAACTTTGCGTTGCCACCACTGGCTGTTCTGCATCTGTATCCGTACCCCCTACAGATTTGGGCGCTGTGTACCCAGAACCTGAGTTCTTCAAAGGCAGTAACTGCATGGTCAAGCGCGGCGTTACCCCGTCCGTAGACCCATTGAACGTCAAGTCAGGCAGTATTCTGTAAATAAACGCAAAGTTATGACCATCCCCAATATCAAACTGCGCCGTTGTGATTGACGCTTCAATCGGCAAAAGATCAGCCAACATGCCATCATCTACACCAGATTCATGGTTCACAATGTTATGTGCATAGGTAGCCGCTATGGGGAAATCCCGTAGTCCAACATCCAGCCATGCAGTGCGCCCTAGATTTCCGTAGTACCAGATGTCTTCCACATAGTTGTATACAACATATCTATCAACCTCGTTGGAATTTGCCGAGCAATAGAACCACCAGACTTCGTTAAAGCCTTCGTTCGTACTGGCATACACTTGGTTAAACTGCTGCCGGTTAATGTCGTTATAGACGTACCGCAACAGATCGCAGCGTAGGGTTTGTATGCCGCCAGCGTACTTGTAAAACTTATCTACGCCCATCCAATAAGAAACACCAGATGCTAAAGCCGCCGCATTTGGGCCAGCAATAGAGATGTTATCTGCCAAAAGTTGTGTGCCCCAGATGTAAGGCGGGCCAAGGTATTGTAGGGAATAAAGCGAAGAATCTGTCCAAACAAGAATCTCTTGACGGCTTTGCATAGCAGTAACAATAGTCGAGCCGTGCGACAACCGAGTGCTACCTGCTTGATTGGTGATGAGAGGCTCCCACTCGGTCACAGATTCTTGGTCTGACCACCGGATAAGCATCGGGTCAATTGTGGTGCTGAACACATCGTTCGTACCAAAACACATTACAAATCGGTTTGCGTCTGAAATTAGAAAGAAAATTTGGCTAATTGGGGTTTCGTTAGCGCCATTTAGCTGAGAAATGGGGATTGCACGAGGCGATATGGATTGAACGCCAGACTGCGTTCCCGTTGTATTAATGGCAACACCACCGGGAGTAGCCGCTAAATTAAACGTGCTACCTGTAGAGTTAATAACGTAGTACGTTACACCGATTGTCAGTCCTGTAGGTAAAGCCCCAGTGGTTTGCAGGGTCAGCGCTGTGTCATTTAACAAACTGCCAGAGAAACTGACTACACAAGGGGATGCAATACTAATTGAAGCGGTCTTAGCTGTGTACCCAATACTGGCATTCCAATAGTACAAAGGCGCATTACGTGGGCCAAGGATCAAGTCCTGACCAAAATTATTTTGGTTCCAAATACGGATAGCTGTTGCGGATGCCAAACCATTACCCCATGTACCGCCACCCCAAGGACCCGCACCCCAGCCCACCGCAGGAATGGCGTATTCTGCGCCAGTATTAATCTGGTACACGGCGTTTATTGTGCCACCCCCTACAAGGGCAAAAGCTGCTTGACCAGAGGCGGTAATTGTGTATGTTGTTGTACCGGTAGATGTTAGTTGGTACTCGCCAAAGATTGTGACCCCTCCCAAAGTTGTTGTGGGCGAAAACGTCACAAAGTCGTTATTCTTAAACCCGCCGCCAGCATCTGTTACGGTTACGACAGCAGAACCTATCGTTGTAGTAAATGGGTTAGTAAGCGTGTTGGCTACGCGAACAGGTGTGATGTCGTTATAAACACCACCGTTCTCAATGTAAAACTTTAAGTTTGTGCCAACACCCAGCAGGTTCTGGTAGTTTAAAGTGACCCAGTTCCACAGCGAACGGCACACGCCCAAGAACGTGTTCGCAGATATGCGAACCCAGCCCCCAATTTTCTCAGGCGTACCTTGGCGGAAACGAACTTTTTCCGATTCATAGTAACCGCCCTCATTGGTGTAACGAGTGTTCTCTCTGTTTACACCGGGCTTGAGAAGGATTTTTTGTAGTGGCATGATTAGGCTACAAGACCGGGAACGTATTGGGTTTTACCAGCGACTTTCATTGCGGTCAACTCCTGCTTCTTCAGGTTGTTCGGGTCGTAAGACACATGCACCCAGCCGCTGTCAGGGATGCCGGGGGTATAAAACTCAAGAATGAGTTGGGTGTATTCTAAGTTATCCATGATCCATTGGGCAAGCTCTGCGTTTGCTACGCCGGGGATTTCTATATCGGCTGCTTGGCCCTTAACATGGTCTGAGGACTTTGAGCCTCCCGTGGCTTGGTTTGTAGCTGAAGCACGGAACCCTGAGTTCACCTTGACACCCTTGCCAAAGTGGTCACGCACGGGTTGCAACACCTTCTCGCACAGCAAGCGCAGGCTCTCTGTCTCGGCTTCACCGGGGGTGTTATCAATATCCAGACGCAGGGCAGTCTCGGATTTAGTCAATTCGTGCAGGGAAAAGTTGGTGGACAGTTGTGTCATTTGATTTCCTTTTGTGATTCAAGGGCTTGGTTGTACAAATCGATACAGGCATTTAGTTTGGTGATGGCGCGATCACCTTCCTCGGCTATTGCGAAAAGAGTTTTTCCAACCTCTGGGTCAAGCTCGGTTCGTGCTTCTCCTCCACTATCTCCGGCGGTAAGGCTGGAATCTGCGGCGGCTGGTACGGGGCAGGTCGTTTTGGCTGGGAGCCGCAGCCTGTAAGCGCCAGAATCAATAGCAGCATCGCGCTGCTTTGTAACCAGTTTGGCTTTTTCATTTGTCTTCCTCAGTGCATCAGCGGTGGTAGTTACGGCGGCGGTCAGGGCGACTTCCTTGGCCCGCGCATCAGCGTTTAAACGAGCAATCTCTAGTTGTTGAGAAATATTCTCATCATGCTTGCCCTTTAAGTAACCACCCCCAAAAGAGATGGTTACAGACAAGACAAACCCCAAGATTACCCAAGGATTAAAAATGCTCATGGCTTAGGTGGCTCGTCGTTGTCGTTAGCCTCTGCCTTAGCGGTAGCGTTGGCTACAGCTTTAATGCCTGATCGGCCAGCTACCCCACCCAGAACGCCGGTAATGAACACCATGATGGTGCTGATCTGCTGGGTGTAGATTTTGTCAATAGGGGCCATGCCTGCCATTGGTTGGGTGACGTAGGTCACCGAGTACAGGAACGCCACCATAGCGCCAAGCAGGATGGTTACCAGAATGATGATGACAAAAGCCCAGACACGCACTTCAATCTCTTCGGCGGTCAAGCGGTCGTTTGTTTTGTAGGCAACAGTAGGCATCACTTTTTCTCCTGTTCAGGTTTGATAAGTTGTTCTGGGCAAGTGCCAGTGGCAGTACAGATTGGCGGCTGACACTCTGGTTTATTCCAGTTTGTGGGGTTTTGGCAAGGGTAACGAAAACGGTCGTCGCACCCTGTCAAACACAGGATTGTCACCAAAAGAATCAGGCTCTTTGCGATCTTGGTCACGTTTACTCCTTTCAATTTCACGCCTCAAGCGTTCAACTTTCTCTACCTGCTCTTTGACCTCATGCTTGGCTTCCAGAATGTCCAAGTACAACATCGCACCAAGGGGGAGAAGCAGGGCGACTAGCACACAAGCGGCAATCCATCCCATCACGCTTTCCCCAAACGACTTATGAACAGGAGCCACAACCACAGGTAGAGGAGGAATAGGAAAGTCACTACGAGATACGCTGACTTTTGCTGGAGGTTTCTTTTTGCTTCCCGCCGTTGCCATTGTTTAAACCTCTCTTGCGCTTCTTCCTTCAGCCTAGCTTTCTCCTGTTCCTCCTGTATGACACCGCGCATTTCAAACACTTTGGAATACAGCGCCCCCATTTCGGGCGGGCTTTGGTAAACCATAGTTTCCCTAATTGTGACTTCCAGCTTGGCCATCTGGTCAATTGCCATCACCCGGTTGAGCGCGGCTTCCATCAGGTTGGCGTTGGGGTCGTAGACGTTCTGGCTCTTTTCTTCCTCTGCTCTTATGTGTGCAGCAAGCTGTTCTTGGAGTCTGAAGAATTCTGTGAGCTGCTTGACGACATCGGCCATGACCTTTGTTTCGTCAACGGCAACGTACTTTTCCTTCTTTTTCGCCACAGGCTTGGGCGCGGTGGGGGCGGGGTCTCCACCAAACATCTTGGCAAGTTTGCCCCAAAATCCGTGAACTTCCTTGGCAATACCAACAGCTTCGTCAACCGTTGCCTTGACCTCCATGAATGAAGTCTTGGCTTGTTTGTAAAGCTCACACCCTTCCTTGATAGCTGCGACGCAAGCGTTAGCGGCAAAGAGGATGCTGAGCGGATCAATTTACAGCTCCAAAGTCACCAAGACCAAACAAATACAGCACCATCACCGCCACGACCAGAGGTGACTGTTTGATCTTCACCAGAACCACCACCTCCACAACCAATACCGCCTATGCCACCTGTAGTGCCAGTTGTCTCATTTGTCGTACCTCCTGCGCCACCACAACCGACAAGAATAGGTTGAGTAATAAAATAACCATTAGCACCTGATACTGCCCCGCCAGCAGTGGTTAAAGGAAGTGCAACATATCCATAGTTTGGAGTTACTGAACCACCTGTATTTCCCGCCGAACCTGCGCCCCCTGCTCCACCAGAAAGAAATGTGGTTGCAGAAGCAGTTACGTTAGCTCCAGCACCAGATGCGTTGCCATTACTCCCGTCTTGACCAGCAACAGAACTAAAAATTCCAGCCGCACCAAAATAATTGTTGGTCATTGCTGTTCCACCTACGCCTGCGGTAACAACACCAGCAGTTCCAGAAGTACCACCATTAGCTGTTAACAATGTATATCCTGTTCCGTCTTTAGCTTGGTAAATAACGCTTGATGCTGTTCCATTAACTCCAGAAGTGCCGCCAACGCCAATAGTAATTCTAAGAATATCAGGAATGAAAATAGCCGGGCCAATCCATGAAGTTACTGCTCCTGAACCACCGCCTCCGGCACCTGTAGTTGAGTTACCAACACCACCTCCACCACCAGCGCCAATAAGCATAAAACGCACCATAGATGCGCCACGAGGCTTTACCCAATCACGAGTAGAGCCACCGCCATAAAATTCTTGGCAGTTTGATTGCTGTGGAGATGGAATTCCAAATACGTCTAGCATACGTTCACCATGTAATTACTACCGCAAGGCCTTCGCTACCAATATTGAGATTGTCTTCGCCAGAACCGCTGCCAATCCCACCTCTCCCAGTTCCCATGCCGCCTCCTGAAACTATGATTGGACTCATACTAAAAAAACCGTCTCTATCAACTCCTGATGGCCCGGACGTGTATCCGTAATTTGATGTTTGGTTAGAGGCTGCTGCACCCCCCACCGAAAGAAAAGTTGTGGTCGATGCGGTAACGGTGCTAGGAGAGCCATTATTACCAGCTACGGATTGAAAAAACCCCATGCAAGAGAAATAATTACTGGAACTTGCAACGGCTCCCAAAACTCCAGTTGAAGCATTTGCAGTTAGTAATGTATATCCAGTACCGTCTTTTTGCTGATAAACAACGGTTGTATTTACACTCTGACCGCTTGATACATTTACTTGCAGCACATCAGGTATTAAGAATGCAGGAACCATACAATTTGTTACCGCTCCTGACCCGCCACCTTGAACGTTGCTACCGCTTCCTCCACCACCAATTAACGTAAACCATACAAACGACGCACCTTGTGGCTTTACCCAATCAGACGTAGTGCCGCCATTAAATATTTGAATGTTTGCGCCTTGAGGCGTAGGATAATTTATAGGGTAACTCATTACCAGCTCGCAATCAAAACAAATCCCTGACCACCTAAATTTCCATCCTCTCCAGCCCCACATCCAACAGCACCTACTCTATTTCCAGCACTACCAACACCAACAATAATTGGTTGGAGTTGAAAATAACCTGCTCCGTTTGTTCCTGTAAGGTTTGTTGTATAACCATAATTTGCAGTAACGGTACTACTACCGGTTCCTCCCCCGCCAGATAAAAAAGTGGTAGCACTTGCAGTCGCACTATCAGGAAACCCAGTTTGTCCTGCCGTACTTTGAAAAAATCCAGATGCAGTAAAATAATTGGCAGTCATAGCGGTACCTCCCGTTATGCCAATAGCTGAATTAGCAGTCAAGAGTAAAAAAAATTCTGTGGCGGTAGAAGACAAATATGCCACTTCGGTAGGTGAAGCGCTATTGCTAGGCGCTGATGCATATACTTGCAATACGTCAGGAACATGTTGCGCAGCTCCATACCAAACAGTTACAGCACCCGAACCACCGCCATCAGTATCATCCCCATCGCCACCGCCACCTATAAGCATCATGTAAATATGACTAACACCAACAGGCTTATTCCAAGCTCTCCAGTTTCTAGATTCTGTTGAACTAGCAGCAGTAGCCGACCCATAGAACGTCTGGATGTTGCACCCTTGAGGTGTAGGAATGTGAAACGGAATCACTTATGCCCAATCAGGTGCGGTAGCGTTATCGTTTACACAGGTGTACTCAACCTTTTCCTCTGGAGAGATCAAAGTACCATCTGCGCGGTAGACGCCAATGCAATGGCCATCTTCCATCTTCTGGTAGCCAGTTGAGTCGTCGGTAAAAACAATAGCAAACCATGTAATCATCAGTAATCTCCAGCAATTGTGACGATGGAATAACCAGTACCAGAAGCGCCAGTAGATGTACCAAAAGTTACATATAGCAAATAGTTTGGGTTAAGCGCAAAGTTCAGTGGTAATTCAAACACGCTTGATGCCGCAGTTTGAGAAAGCGTTACCGCAGGCAATGTAATCTCGTCATATAACCAAGTCGCTGATGCGCTAGTTGTAGTTGAAGATGAAATGAAAACTCGGCAGACTGTTGCAGCAGGCGAACCTACTGGGCGAAAACGAATCTTTTGAACATAAGAGCCGTTAGTACCAGCAGTGAATGCTTTGTACAAAGTTCCTGTTCCATCAAGACTTGTGTTGGCGGTTGGGCCAACCACAAGACCTGATTCATTAGATGCTACGGAATCCGTTGCACCAACAATGGAATAAATGGGTGCGGTATTTGCTGGCATGATTTACCTTTCAAGGAAGAATGCAGTTGATAGCTATGGTGCGAACCAAGCCAATTGATACAGCCGGGGTTGTCCATGACAACACAGCTGAACCGTTTGTTGTCAAATTTTGCCCCGACGTACCATCTACGGCGGGTAGCGTATAAGTTACAGTGGTTGTAACCGTAGCAGGAGATTTGAATCCGACATAATTAGACGAGTCCGCATCAGCAAACCGCAGAGCCTTTTCTCCACCAATTTGTACAGCGTCACCGTCAAACGTAAAGTTTGCCGACCCAGCTAAATTGTCTGAGCTATTAAACTGAACCTGCGTATCCGAGCCACCGGCTGAAGCGCCAACCCGCACAAAGTCTGTGCCATTCCAAGCAACCAGCGCCTTGCCGCCAGCAAAAATGGTCACGCCTGTAGTCGGGCCTGCGCCGCGAATAACAATGGACTGAGTGCCGCCCGTGTTGTTGATAACAACATAGGTTTTGCTTGAGGCTGGAGCAGTGATATTACGCGTTACCGTGCCCGATGCAGTCCACACAATAATAGCTTGACGTGCTTGGTTGGCGGCTTCTGTGGTAGTCGAAAGCGTAACATCTTCATCAACGCTCAGTGTGGTGGCACCAGCAACAGCAGAGTCAAGCAGCGATGTGATTGAGTCATTAACGGTGTCGCCCCACTGACCGTCAAGAGTTCCGGTGACTGGTAGAGCTAGACCTAAGAGCGATGTTGACGCCATTGTTTTCTCCGATTAAGCCGCGTATGTGCCGTTATTGGTGGTGTTTAAACGGCGCGCAGTCCACATACTTCCAGCCAATGGTGTAATCGTACCCGCACTCGCAGTGGCTTGTATCTTCAAACTTGTACCCGCGCCGTTATCTAACTGAATTCTAAATCGTGCGTAATGACTAACCGCCGTAGTCAGTGAGCCTGTAGTAAAAGAGTAGGCTGCTGTTGCGTTAATCGCTTGCCCCTCCAGCATAGTTGCTGTACCGGGCGGGGCAACGATACCTGTGACCGGCGACATTTCAAAGTAGACATTTTGCTCAGTTGGAGCAGCCGAGTTAGTCAGCGTCCATGTAACCGTACCCGCAGTACTCTTTAGGAAATACATGATAATTTCAATATCGTAGTAACCGTCTGCTACCAACGCAATATTAGACGTTGTGCCAAAGAAATTGGCAATTGTTGAAATAGTTCCGCCGTCAGCAGTCAACCTGAACTGGTTATACAAACCGATTGAGCTACGGCCAGACGAAGTGTCTACTGTGCCGTACATGTTTTCACCGTCGTACTCAATAGAACCAGCGGCGGCTGTCGTTAAGTTTGTGCCGGACGTTAAAACAATTGGCGCTATTGACGTTGTGCCTGCGGCTGGTTTAACTGAACTGGCCTGTAGATTTGTACCGTCATACGTCAAAGTAGCGCTAGCTTGGAAGGGGCTAGTGCCGTCACCATAAGGAATGTTGCCAGTAGCCAAGGTAGCCAAACCAGTGCCGCCAGAAGATACTGGGGTAAGTGCAGCGTTATCCGCAACAATGTTTAAACCGTCTGCGTAAACTGATCTTTCGGCGGGGTAGGTAACGAACACATCTTTATTACCTGCTGTAAACGGCACTAAGACTCCAGTAGTGCCCGTCGCCACGGTAACATCGGTATATGTTGCGCTAGTTCCTGCGTAGGTAAGTATTGATCCGCTGGCTGTTAAAACTGTCTTACCGGTTCCTTGTGCATCAAGCGTTACAGTGCCCGTGCCCGTACCAGCGCCTGAAGCCGTAAAGCTAACGCCAACCGTATTTGACGCCGCGCCAATTAATGTGAAGTCTGTAGTTCCAAGTGTCAGAATAGTGGCTGTTGTGCCAGAGACTAACGCCGTGGCATTTGCAATTGCGTTAACTGTGATTACTTGACCCGCCGTTATGCCGTGTGCCGCAACCGTATTAACGGTAACCGTGGTAGTTGATTGGCTGATAGAAGCAATTGCCGCAATAGAAGATAAGCTGGAAGACGATAAAACCGTATCCCTAGACAGGCTTGTACCGGACAGCGCGTACGTGCCAATACCCACCTCCCACTCATTTGCAGTTTGACTGACAATAGCGTAATACGTGGTATTGGCGTTGCCAATAACAGAAAATGCCTGATAACCACTCGATGTGCCAGTAAGCGTAACAAACCCAGTACCCGTCGTAGTGGTGTTCTCTCTTACTCGATCTTTAAGAACTAAAGCCATTTTGCACCTTTTATGGGTTAACTATTGTCTGCCAGTTTGGATCAGGCGGTGTTTGTGATGTGTCAATCACTGTCCAAATTGCTGTCAAAGTTGATGATTGTGTTTCCGCTGCGGACATTGTTTCAATAACTGCCGCCTGCAATTTAGCAATAAAGCTTTCAGTATCAGCTATTACGCCAATACTTTCACTCACACTGACCTGAAACGCCTGCCCGGCAGCAGTAGAAAAAGGAAAAACAGCGAATGGGGTGTTGGCAAACATGATTAGGTGATCGTTACAGTGTAGGTGACAAGCAAGATGTCGGTAGCAACAACGGCTCTACTTGCAGCAAAGTCGCCCGCCGAGAACAAGATACCTGTTGTATTACCCGGCACAGTCGTACCACCAAGGACGATAAAACACCCAGCTACCGTAGCTGAACCAGTCATTGTGAAGCTGGTTGGGGTTGAAGTGGTTTTAGCACCAGCCGCAGCAACGGAAAACACAGGTGCGACCCGTGCCGCAATAGCTGTAATTTCTGCCCACGAAGCGTGAGAAGCCATTGTATCCCCCACAACGGCTGTACCAACACCCTTTAGGCCCATCAGCACAACACCAGCACCAGCGTTACCCAAGATAGAATCTAAAGTAGCGTTCTTGCCAACCGTTGTAATCAGATTCTCAATGCCATCTTCCCACTTGACGTTGCCCTGAGAATCTGTACACACCACATGGTAGTAGCCGTTCATTTTCATTAGTTCAGTAACCATTTATTGCTCCTGTTAGCTACTGCGAATTAACGCCGCTGTCGATGTGTTGGCAGGCATCGTCACTGTGAATGTGGTTGTTGAAGTCTTGTCTGCCCCAAAATCCAAAACTGCAATAGATTTGTCGCCTTGACTGGAGTTGTAAATCAATGCACCACGAGCAGTCAAAGCTGATGTCCAAGATACGTTGGGGAACCCAACAAAGGCCACCGTGCCCAATGTAGCTACCGTGATGCCCGACAGCACTTCCCCACCAGCCGTATAGCCTGACGCTACAACCTCATCGGTCGCGCTGTAGATTGTCGTATCGGCACCAAGATTAGCTGGCGCGGTGTAGAGAGCGATCTTAATCACATCCGTAAGCAAGTCATGGACACCCTCATACAACTGGGCTTTAAAGCTGGTGGTAAGTGTTTGGGCAATCATTTAACTGGAATCCTCACTTGTCCATCACGGTACGCATCCATACGTTGCTTGCCATCGCCCAGATTTTTAAGCAGATCCATTGATTGCGAGTACATGCCTTGGTAAACCGCAATCAGGTCAGGCTCCCCTTTCATGAAGCGAATGGCTTCAACCAAAGCACCGTTCAATAACGCAGAACTAAAGTTATCGCCAAGCCAAGAAGTACCAGTGGTGACAATCGACTCGGGGTAGTAGTAATAGTGGAGTTCTAACTTGTAAGCACTGTCCGGCGTAGGGCCAAGAATAAAACTTAACTCGTTAACCGCTGTGGATTGTGGACCAAAGATTGCATAGTACTCTGGAAGACCTGTGTCCGCTGGAGTTGGGTACGCCTCACGAATGAAGTTAACGTCCTTGTTCAACAAGAATGTATAAGTCTCCGTGGCTGTTCCGTAGTTCTCAATAACCGCTAAAGAGTACGTAGACAGAAAGTCGCCGGGACAAGCCACATATTTATTGTTTACCGTTAACGTACCAACTACGTTTTTTCGCAGGTTGGCAAGCTGTACAGAGTTGTAAATCTTCTGTTCAGCCTGCTCTGTAAACAGTGCGTACTCATCCGCTGTGAACTCGTTTTCACAAATGTCCGCAATATTTGCAACAAGTTCAGTGTAGTTCATGGTTATGCCATAGGCCCACGAGCCATCAGACCTTTAGTAGCCGCGCCAGTACCGCGAACTTTAATGCCGCTAGTTTTGACCTGCTCATCGCCAGCAGCTTTGCTGATGTTGCCAACACTCATATTGACCGTGTCGGCTTTGCTGCGGTTTGGCTTTGCCGGGGGTAGAAGAAATACCCACAGCCTTACCAGACATAGTGTGTGGTTGTGCATAGACGCTGGCACCGCCAACTTCTTTGCCGTCTCGTTTCATGCTGAATTTAGCCATTATTTGCCTCGCTGATTTGCAACTTTAGCCATATTACGACCCATGCTCTTCATCATCTCGTTGGTCTTGCCGCCTTTGGCTAGCTTAGTCATAGGCTTGCCGGGATGAAGCCTTTTCTCGTGCTTATGCACAGCTTTGGCCATCATCTTTTTGTCCTGTTTTAAATCTTTCTTGTCCATGATTAACTCCTAAGTTACGCTTACCGTTACTGTACCAAGTTCTAACGCTAACACCAAATAATTTGGCGTTAAAAGAGTGTCAAACCCACTTGCTCCACCAACAGGGTTCCAACCCCACTGAAAGACTCGACTACCACCTCCGCTGAAACCATCTTCCAGCAAGCCAGAGACTTGGTAGCTTAGGTCAGGACGCGGGTCGCGCACCCCTTGCGGGTCATCCACTGGATACATGCCCAACTGCAACTGGGGCTGATCTGGATCCCAGCACTGAGGGCACACTTTTAAGTCGTAAACCTTGGTCTTGACAACAAGTTTTTTAAGTGCCGTGAGTTTGTACCCGAAACCACACCGGTCGCATATGGCAATTGAGTTCTTGCCACTGGCAAACCTATTACCCATTATCCGCCCCCAATGAACATCTGTCTAGGCACGAGACGCAATGCGGCGCGTTCTTGATCTTCATCAGCCGCTGTCATCCATGCCTCGTCATACTGCTGTTTTAAGACCCCAAGACGCTCCATGCCACCGGGAACTTTCAAAGCGATGTAATAGGCCAGCCCAGCCACCATACAGGGCACAAAGCGGAAGGGCACGTCCATCACATTGACACCATTACCAGCATCTTGCACGCGACGCATACGCCAGTAGACAAACTGGTAGGTCTGGGAGCCGTCAGGCGTTGGCCACATGGTCACGCGAGGCACGTTGTTGATGTAAATCTTGGCACTGGCGCTTGCGGTATGAGCCGCAGCCGTTGTTCCGTTCTGTCCACGGAAGCAATTGCTTAAAGTGTTGCCATCAATGTAGTTGTAAAAAATTGTTTCACTGTCAAGGTTAATGTATCCAATGGCAGGAAGCCCAACCACGTTGGACAAAACAATTGTGTCTGCGGTAGCGTCAATACTGGTTGCCAAAACCGCTGAAGTTGGGCTGACTTGCCCGTCCAAACGCTGATACCAGACCTGAATGGGTCTGGCTTGGGTAATTTTGTTGGGGATGGTGGCGTAGGTAGAAACGCTAATACGCGTAATTGTCAAATCTGACTGTGTTGCGGCCACATTTGCCTGTGTTCGGATGACGTGATCGAGCAAATCGACGGTATCTGTGGGGATTGCATAGGTGTTCAAACCTTGAGTTAGGGTAATCGTGCCCTGCTCAAACGTCCACATGTTGATACCACGGTTTGCCCAGTCAGCAAACAACAAGTTCAGCGACCGGCGAGCCGTTTTAAGGTCATACCCGGTGCGTAACTCTGAACCCGCACGCTCAAACGCCTCCTCCACCAGTTCGATGAGGTCTAAATTAAAGCCTGCTGACCCAGAAGTTGTGGCCATTATTTACCTTTACGACGCAATGAGGCGATTCCACCACTTGCCATGTTATAACCCGCAGCACGGCCTTGCTGTAGCATTTGTTCAAGCGTCATACCCTTACTTTTTTTATCCCCACTCTTATAAAACGTTTGGTTGGTAGGGTTGTATGCGTAGTCTCTGTACTGCTGACCAACGTAGTCTTGCAAACCTTGTGCAAATCCGTGGCTACCAAACTGTCCAGCCTGCCCCATTCTGCTAAAGTCTGTAAGATCTTTGACTGGTTTAGCTACTTTGTTTTTGTTTTTATTTTTCTTTTTGGCTGGTTTAGCTACTATGTTTTGCTGTTCGGGGTATGGGTTGCCTTTACCAGAATAATCGCCACCGTAGCTGTCGTACAACGCTTGAACATTGCGGTACCCACCATATTTGTCAAATTCTGAAATAGGTACACCACCTTTCATAGACCTCTGCATCAAATCTCGCGCTACTTCAGATGTTAGCCCATTGCTTTGATTGTTTTGATTGTTTAGCGTAGTAGATGGCGATGGAACAGTGGTAGGAGCAGATACGGCAACAGGCTGGCCTTGTTCAAAATTCTGGCCTTGGGTGTTGGTTTGTTGATCAGGGATTTGGCCCCCAACGGCAACAGGCTGGACTTGGGTGTTGATTCCACCCATAGAAGTTTGTCCAGGGATTTGGCCCCCAACGGCAAATTTAGGGATTTGGCCCCCACCTTGCTGCTGGCCACCGTAACCATCGTAACCACCGTAACCATCGTAACCACCGTAACCACCGTAACCACCGTAACCATCGTAACCATCGTAACCACCGTAACCATCGTACCCGTCCTGCTGACCACCTATACCAAAAAGTCTAAGTTGACTCAACACTTGGCCCATAGAGGCGTTATTACCTTTGCCGCCCATCATGTTTTGTGTAGTGGTGGAGTTAGTGGGGTTGTACATATTCCCAAAGGGTCCTTGTTGGTTGTTATTGCCACCCAAAGCTCCGCCACCGACACCGCCAATTTGCCCCATAGGGTTTGGGGAGTTTACAGCAGGGCTTTGTGCCCCGATGCCCCCAGTTGATCCTTCGCCGCCACCTGCCATAATATTCTCCTATCTAAATCCAGCCGTTTTCTTTGCAATGCCTTTGGGTTGCGCCACAAACTGCTTGCCTTTGGCTTTACCAACCCGCTTGGCTTTGGTTGTCGCAGCATACTCTGCTGGTGACAACGACTTGATGGCCGCTTCTGGCAAATAACGCTCGCCCGTCTTGGAAGACGGTTTCCCTGACTTGGTGCGCCACTTCTGGTCGCCCCAGTTTTTGAGGGAAGTCTGTGGGGCTTTCAATCTCGGTAGCCCCCGCCCGCCGCCTTGTACTTCTTGGCAACAAGCTGTGCTTTACGGGCTGACCATTGACCTGCACCGGTGCCGTGTGTTGCCGCCGCCTTGACCTGAGACACAATTTTCTTGCGCAAGCTATGGGCCGAGGTAGACCTTCCAGTATGCCTTCCC